CGCTGTAACAGCAGGAGGACCAACTAAGGTGCATTCATTGTACGATCCAACCAACCGTGTAGGATAGCATTCAGGGGTTGCCCAATGATACCCTACACCACCAGGAGCATCAGCAGGGAAAGCACAAGCACAACACCAATTAGCACATGCTGCTTCACACTCAACATCATCAGCGTAGTATGCTTCATGGAAACCAACATATGCTTCAACTGCACCAATGGGCACAGCAGCACCTGCTCTTGATGCAGCGCATAAAGTATCTCCTGGTGGTACACCTTGGAACCACCAATTATTTACAGATTCTGTGTTGTTGTATCTTTGACGATATGGAACCCAATATGGGTGTCCTCGTTCTACAGGTTCTTCGCCAAGGTAACGGTATGTCGGAGTGATGCTAGATGGCGCACCTGGATATAACACACCAGGAAGGTCATCCCACATGAAGCAGGGGTTCCATCCGCTTGTCATCATGGGTCTGTAGCAAGTCTCTAAACCTACATTTACAGATGTCCTGATACCTGCTTCAGGGTCTTGAATGCACAGGTGAAGGTCATCTACAAGCAAATCCATCTCCATGTGAAGTACAGATGCATGATGCTCTGACCATGAGTTCTGACCACATTGACACTCTGTACCGACAAATCCCCAGTTGTCAGGAGTAATGTCGTAGACCAAAGAGCAAGTCCATGTCTCGTTACCCAAATTAATTGTAGCGGTGTGCGTTCCACCAATGCCACCATTACCAAACTTCAGCACATCACCCTCAACTAACAGAGCAGATGCTCCGAAGAGAAGTCGAATTCTACCGTTGGTCTTGCACACCCAAAACTGATCCCAAATACCAATCCATTGTCCATCTGCTAATCCCATCGTTGCCAATGAGTTGTAGAGTTCATCGTTGATGATGTCAAACCCATAGAGTGCTTCTTCACAACCGTTCTGTGGAGTTGTACGATCACACGCAGTGGCAGTTACTGCACAGTTGGTGTATCCTCCTATGGACGGTAAAATCACAATAGGGTAGTCAATGCAAACACCTTGCGTTGATGAAACAGGTGACTCACCGCAACGATTAAATCGTTTGATTGCATCACACTCGGCATCCTGAACATAGGATGCATTGTCATAAACTGTAGGAGTGTAGTCCACTTCAAAGTTGTCTGACCCAAACCGTGTCACCACCTTGCGGTTCTCATTAGCAATCCATAGTGGGTCTTTAGGACTAGTGATGGCATCACTTAAAGTGCCTATGCAGGTGTCAGTAGGACAACCAATCGAGATCCCACACGGAATATGACCACCAATGTTCTCAGCAATCTGTTCACCGTTCTCATCCAAAGGAGTTACTAATTGACCAGGAGCAAGTCCTAATAGAGGCATTTTGCCTTGATAATCCCACTTGTATTGGTCTGTATAGACTGTACGCTTGCATCCTGGGTCTGCTACGATTGATCCATTAGAGGTGCAATCAGTACCTGTAGGCAGTCCTGTTGCTGCTGCACAGGTTCCTGGCGCACATCCTTCTTGAACTAAAGTACGCTTGATGAAGTTGAGAGTGATGTCTACCTTGATCTCAGACTTGGTTGGGTGCATAGAGTTATGCCATGCTGCCCAAAACCTTCCAGGATACTCTGTAGGTTGTCGGGGTCTACCAATTGAGATGTACTGAGCAAAGTATTGATCCTCTTCAAACCTACAAAGGTCTTGGTAGTTACAAGATGCACATTGATTTGGACAACATCCTCTTATGATGGTCATAAATTATTCTTTCTTTGATTTTGTAAACTTAGGTTGTGGAACCATAATCCCTGCTGCACCTGTGAGTGCGGCAAAGAGTAGTCCACCATAAGGTATTCCTGTCGTTGAAGTCTGAGCAATGCTAAGACCGATATTCACATACTGGTTGAGTAATTCGTATCGTTGATTAGCATCATCTACTGCCACCTGAAACCGTTTGGTATTAGAGGTGACATAGGCAGACCAATCCTCAAACACAGCGTCTGCTTGGTCTAGGGTTAGTTTGCCCTCAGGAAGGTCTACCGCCTCTGCTACGCCCTTTGGAACATCCACCTTGATGAATGACTGTAAGTTGCACCCCTGTGCTGTGGCGAAGACTACGATGGCAAGAATGAGTCCGATGAAAATGTATTTACTTTTGGTGTTCAAGATGGTTTACCCTTCGTATAAGTTCTTTGATATCAGTTTCGACATCGTTCATTTTGGAGTTGTTGGATTGCAAAAGGATTCTAATCTCTGCAATTGAAATGTGAATTTGATTGAGGTGCTGCGACACCTTCCAACCAATTCCCACCAAGGTGCAGATGACACCCAATGCGACCGATGCAATGGATAAGTCTACCATGGTAATTAGTTCTGAAAGAATGCGTTGACGGTTGATGCCCCTGACGATGACTTGAAGTAAAGATGTCCTGGCACATCTTCCATAATGTATTGACCTGTTGGAAGGACGGTTTCAACTGAGTTGTTACCTGTAGTTGTCATAATATGAGATGCAGGTAGAACTACGGTGATTCGCTTCTTTCCTGTTGTACCTGATGCGGTGAGTGGGGTGAATGAACCTGCTGATGTGGTGACTGTTGCGATGGCGATTACTGACATAGGATATTCCTTTGGTTGGTTAGTTTATCTGACAATTATCTGACGGTTTATGTCCATTCGGGATCAGCGATTACTGTTTCGCCTGCCCACAGTTTAGTGACTTTGATCCAAGACCCTGCTTTTGTTGCACAGGTTCCTGTTGGACCCGCTGAGAAGTTGAGTGTTGGCGTGAAGTTGGTAGCATCTACTACGGTGATTCGACCCGTAAACTTGATGACGGTGTGCGTTTGAGTGCTTGTTGAGTTGATTGGACCACCAATTGAGGTAGCAAACATGGTCATATCCTGAGCACGCTGAACGCCACCATATGAGTTGATTCCCGCTGAGATGCAAGTGAAGTGACATGATCCATTACCAAACTCTGAGAAACCAATAGCGGTTGTGTGCGTGGTGCTTCCTGCTGCGATGACATAGGATCCTTCGAATGTATACACAGAATTTGCTTCTAATGCAAAGGTATCCTGTGGTGTGGCGAAGACATTCTGAGTCGTGGTGATTGAATTAGAAAGAGATCTATCTGCAAGCAGTGTGCTGTAGTACGAGGTCTTGACATAGGTACTGATCAATACATTTGACCACAATGTACCCGAATATCGCAGGAAAGAACCCATTGCAGGACTACCCTGAACTGTCTTACCACGAATTGCAAACACCGTGTTTGCACTGCTGTCTCCTGTGACATCACCCGATAGAGTGACTGCACCTACTACTGCTACAGTTGTCTCGCCGACAGTTAGGACTACAGGTGCAGGTTCTGTGACTGTGAGTTGTAGAACATTGGGTGAGGTCACAGACAACCCAATGATGTCTGGTTGTTGAACTGTGATATCACTCATACTGTTGCCTGTGGATTCTGTGTGAAGGTTCCTGCGAGGTAAGTAGTCACCACTCCACCACTAGTCAGTTGAAAGTCGTAGAGGTAGATGGTTCCTGCTACCAATGCAGCAGACTGTGCAGCACTAATAGTCACCGTGAAGGTGGTGTTAGGTGCTGTGTAGGAAGATGAGATACCACTTCCACCCGTTAGGGCGAGTGTTGCAGCAGCACCGTAGGCAGTCACCAAGTCCATTCTAGGGGTTGCTGCTGTCAGGTCTGTTGCAAGAGAGAAGGCGAGGGAGTATGTGTCTCCCTGATGTGATGTTATATCGTAGTTTGCTGGCATTATGCACACTCTCCATCTACCGCTTGGGTGTTGAGAATGATCCACACCTGTGCTGATGTGTCATTGAGTCTAATTGGTACAGCAATAACAGGTGTACCGTTGGGGATTCGGACAGGGGTGAATGTGGCAGGAAGGGATGCAGCAGGAATACCGAAAGCATAAATGTTATTCATGTTATTCATTTCGGATATCGAAAATGCATAGTACTCAACAGGAGTGCTTGTAATGTCTGCAAATGTTGGCAGTCCACTAATTCCTGCAAAGGACATCTTGATTGGTTTTACAACATATCTCCAAATATATTTTGATAGAGCAGGTGTTGCACCATTCACAAGCGCAGCACCCGTAATACTAAACAGACCAAACTGTGCGCTTGCTGTCATCTGAAAAGGTTGAATTGGTTTACGATCAGGATCAATCATGGAACCCAGTATCCCTTCAGCGCAATTGCTTGTTGTGAAGTAAAGATGGTTCCTGCTACTAGTTGAGCATAAGTGTCAAAGAAGAAGTGATTGAAATTCTTTGTATCACGGGTGACACGCTGCCATCTCACATCTTCAAGGTTGACTGCTGCGGGACTACCCGAAGAGATTGTTCTTGGTTGACCATCAAAGTCCATTACAGGAACCTGTGAGTGTTCATAGTAACGGTCAAAGGTAAAGTGAAATACAATCTCGTAGAACTCACCCTCAAGTCCTGTGACTGTGAAGTTGTCAAAGACAACAGTCTTTGTGCCGAAACCCAAGAATGCTTCTGAGTTACGCATTCCAATGAATGTTCCTATATGTGCTGTAACTTCCGAGATACCAACAATTGTTGCATCCTTGATGACACGCATTCTAATCTTTGTCATGGGAACAAAGGAAGGCATACCTGTCTTACCACCAGGAATTGCTGCGTCTCCACCGATATCCGTTGTGGATTTATCGAGGGAGAATGACGGTGATGCCATTCCACTACCGATACGATAGAGAAGAATCTCTCTCGATCCACCTTGAAACTCGATAGAGCAAGGAAGATGATAGACCAATGATGCCATGCTCTTTGGATCTACTTGGTAATAGGTTGACCAACGAGTGGTGACATTGATACGACCATCAGGCATGGTGCTAAAGTTGTTTGAACGACAACGAGCAACAACAGGGAATGTACCGTTGCCACACCATCCTCTTGCTGTACACCATGCAGAATAGGTTGAACCTATCTTTGGAATGACACCCTCAGTGATCATCAGTTGATAGTGACTACACTCAGGGATTACAATGTCGTGGACACCCGCTGTTGGAGTAAATGGTTTCTTTTCAACCACCCAAGTCTCTACTAACTGATTCATGACATTCATGTCATTGTCAGACATAGCACGGGAGATAATGTAACCTGTGAAGTTAGTTGTGCTGATTTCTGGTGCGCTCATGATTGTGCCCTCTTTGCTGCGTCTAGTCTCTTGGCATCTTCTGCTTCACCGTAGATCATGCTATCTAACAGTCCAAGTGCTTTGCCGTTTGCCCAAACGAATGGATTATAATTTGCAAATATATTTCCTGCACCACGCATGAGGGAGTCACTAATCTTGTCAACAACTTCTAATCCCTTGCTGACTCCGTTTCCTGCACCCATGCCCACAAGGAAGTTGTCGATTGGTCCTGCGGTTTGTCTGCTATATGCTTCACGGCGCATTGTTGCTGCTGTGTTGTAGGAAGCACTATCTTGGTTACGGAATGCATTCAAATCTATATTTGCTGTCATATCTGTGATCATTCCTGGTCCAACAAGTCCTGCTCCTGCTGCTGCTATTCCCAATCCTACAGGTCCCGCATTAGCAATTGTTGCCAACCCAGGAATCTTGCTTGCTTGGGACAACATGGTAGTTGCTGCTTTCTGATACTTTCCTGGCATAGCATTTGCTTTTACTTGTTTCTGAAATGCTCTGTTGTTTCTGCTTGGAAGAGCATCCATTACTCTTGGAGTTGCAGCACCATTGATAGCATTCTGATTTACAATATCGTCAATCGTTGCTTTTGCACTTGCTTCTCTAAACCTATTTGCAAGAATAAACCTTTCCATTGCCTCATCAGGAGCGAAAGGTAAGGTTGCTCCAGGTGTAGCACCTGCATTTGGTTGTCTATAGGGACTCATTCCTGGCAGAAGAGGAGTGAGTCGTTCAGCAGTAGTAACGACCTGCCTTTGTGCTTGTGCTGCATACTGAGCAGCCATTTGCATTTTTCTTTCCAATGTATTTTTGATAGTAGATTTATGAACGCTGTTGTCATAGGTGTCTTGAGTACGCTTGCCTCTTGCTGCTGCACCCAAAGCGACACCTGCAATTGCTTCACCACCACCACTACCGAAGGAACCTGCTCCTCCTCCAGTTCCAATTCCGTTTCCACCACCACCTCTATTTATGGGTTGTATACCTTTACGCAATTCTCTATTGATTTCGGACATGCCCTTTTCAATTTGACTACTGTCAAGTATGACGGGGATAATGATTGGAGGTGTTGTATTACTTGCCATTTAGATTCCTCGATATTGCAGTTAGCATTGTTACTTGAGACTTTACCAACATAAGTGTTTTTGCTTTAGACAGATATCCTTTTGCGTTGATTACTTCACCGCCCTGTCTTTTTAGACCTTTACGCCAACCTCTACCCTTTCCTTCTTGCGGTTTACCTTTAGGATAAGGTCTGTAACCATACTCAAACCATCTTGCCTTCGCCTTGAGTTTCCAATCACCACCATCAAATACAGTTCCTGCACCCATCCACCATATCTTCCTATCCTTATATGACTTGACTAGAAATCTTTGATTGTTCCTAGTTTTGACTGAGTTACCCATACCTGATTTGATGGCAGTTACTGCCTCTTTACCAATCTTCTCTAAGGTTTCAGGAAATGTCTTTCGGCGTAGATTGTCTACAACCTTTCTCATGTGATTAGCAAGGTTTCTCATGCTTTGAGGAGTTGGCAAGTAGTTCGGCAATGCTGTTCCAATCTGTTGAGTCTTGGTCTAATCTCAACCAAACGATGCTTGAATCAAGTGTGATGTGTATGTTCAGTTTGTCTCTCGCAATCAGTAGAACATTTATGATTGCGCTGGCAAGTCCCGTCCTTCAGAATAGAGGATGTCTATCTCCTTTCCGATCTTCTCGACGAGGTGAAAGTCACATTGCATGACCTCCTCCAAGGATGAGAACAATGGTTTGTCACCTTCAAGGAGATGGTTGAGTACAGTCCAAGAAACAAAATGTATCTTTGGATTTCCTGAAACCTCTATTGCCTGAACTAAGTCTGCAATAGATGGTCTCCTGAGTACCACATCCATACCATCAACCTTGACGGTCTTATTCTTCAGTTGTAGCGCATCTCTTAGACTCATGACTCATTAACACCTGAGACAAATGCTGCTGTGTTGATGCTGAGGATACCTGTGACTTGGATGGTGATGCTGCCACGAACCACATCACCGTTACTGGCAACAATGGATGCTCCGACAACATATCCTGTACCAGTTACGACATCCGATGCTTCTGTTAGAAAAATAAATGCAGCACTTGATGCGCTACGCAACGAGTCTGTAAACTTTACATGGTTTGCTTTGTTGTAGAAGATGTCGAGGGAGATTGCCGAGGTAGCAACTCCTGTTAGAAAGGTGGCGTTTGCTGAACCAATTTGAGTTACATCAAGTGGTGGTCTTGCAATGCTGATGGACATATTGCCCACAGCGTCCATTAAGATTGAGTCAAAAGTGATAGATGAAAGTGCTGCTGTGTATGCTGCCATTGGAGTTTCCTTATAGGGTGTAGTAGATATCTGCTTGAGTCTGACAAATGAATGGCATAGTTTCTTCACCATGCCCCGAGGATGCTTCTAAGAGCATCGAGTTCTTGTTGATGACCTGAACGAAGGTAATCGTGTTATAGGTTCCTGCATCAAGTTCGTCTTCCAAGTCCTCTGCAAGTTCTTGTGCTGCTTCTGCTGTGTCAGCAATGCTTTGAAAGAGGACTGTGCATTTACGCATTGGAGTTGATCCAACGGTGAGAGTGCTATGGTCTTGAATAGTAAAGGTTACTGCGGGTAGAACATGAGTCTGATTACGAGTGCCATAAGTGATATTGTTATTAGTTACTTCAGTCATATCTTCTAGCATAGTCTTGACTGCTTGCGGTAGACTCATAGGATCTCCTCTACTGTAATTGTTGCCAAGACATTGCGGTCTCGTTCGTTGGTGATACCCAAGATATTGAATGTTCTATCATTGATGAGAAGACGATCAGTTGCTTTAAGTGTGTGTTGTCTGATGCTATTCCAACGGCATTGAATCTCGTAGGACTTGATGTCAGCGACACCATTACCATAGGAGGACTCAGACGATCCTGTGTCTCTCATGTCACATCTGAAGGTTCCTACTGTGGTTGCAAAAGTCTTATTATGTTTTCCAAGATTATCCTTGGTTGACTCTCGTTGAACTGTAGCAATGAATCTAAGTCTTCCTGAACCTATCATTCTAATGCTCCTTTGACCTTGAGGGTGTCTAAGACAAACTTAGCAGAGATAGGCACTTCTTGAAGTTGGATAGGACTCAAAGCATCAGGGTTGTTATACCAAGCACCTACAAACCCAATGATTGCTTGTTGCATATCCATGGGAAGGTCAGCGTATCCTGCTGTGTAGTTTATGAGGATTTGGGTGTTCTCATAAATTGATGGAAAGTTTGAGAAGTTGATGTATACAGATGGTGGACCCGATCTGTCAAGAAAGTATTCAGTTGATGCCATTGTGGTCAACACATTAGCGGTGTTGTAGTATTGAACTGAAGTCACAGCAACGAATGGTTGCTCATCAAATCGTGTTCTCATAAAGTATGAGCAGTATTGAGTCTTACTAGAAATTGAAAGATTGACACCTGTGTAGGATGTGATGAACGACATCACAGCATCACGAAGTCTCAGGATTTCAGCATCGTCATAAGTGAAATCAATTTTGAGTGCTGACTTGATTGTTTGTAATGTGGGGATGCTCATAGTAGTCCTTTGATTAGTTCATTGAGTGGGGTATGACTTGCCATGTAACAGGCGACTTGGTATGCCCGTTCAGGGGTCTTGAGAAACCCCTCTGCCGAGTTACAAGCATTGCATAGGACACCTCTAATTTCCTTGGTGTCATGGTTGTGGTCTTGACACTTTGTTGTGTGGTTTGCCTTGGGGGTAAACGCATCACCACAACATTCACAATGAGTAGTTGCAATATATTTGTCGTAGACTTCGTCGGTTGTTTTGTACTTCCATTTGAAATCTGAACGGATTGTGCTGTGTCTGTTCTCATCAGACCAAGTCTTTTTAGTGATATTGATTTTTTGCTTATTGATTGAGCGATACTGCTTGTTGTATTCTGCTCGTTTTTCTTTTGAGTATCCGTCCATTTTCAATGCTCCTTGTTGGTCTGATTGCGGGGAAAGGACTCTACCGCCTTTCGGCGGCAGAATCCCAGAGAAGAAAAAAAGTTCTAAATTACGATGCCTTGTTACGGAACACAGAGAACGCCAATTCATTGGTGATCTTGCTGTCAGTTCGTTGTGAGACAATCATGTTGGTTTTCTGATTGAGCGAGAGGGAATAAGGATCGATGAACGAATCCATTCCTGCACGATCAACAATCTGGAAGTAACGCTTGAAGTCACCCAAGACACAGTTGATTGTGCTTGCGGTTACACCAAGAGTAGGCATGAATTCGCTGATGTAGATTGGACGACCCAAGAGGGTTCCGCTCACGCCATCAACCAAGTTACCTGCTGCGCTTGATTCCTTGAAGATGTATTCGAGACCTGAGGTTACAGTCTTGAGTTTACGGATTGACTTGAGAACGCTGTCGTTCATCAACCAAACCGAACCCTGACGATACTGTGCGCCAAGTTTGAAGAAGGTATCCAAGAGATCATCACCCGTTGGACCAACATGCGAAGCAGTAGCAGTCGCTGAGTTGGTGCTGTTGGTGAAGGTGTTGGAGACATATGCAATACCTTGTGGTTCACCTGCGGATGCTGTGAGAGCAGCACCTGTGCCTGTACCGTAGTACTGCTCCATCTTACGACCCAGTGAACGACCCATGTTCTGAGCAATCCATGCCATTCCACTTCCGATACCGTTCTGTCCGATTGCATCCTCGATGAACTCCTTGGAGAGTGCTGTGGCGCAAGTGAACTTGACTGGATTGAAGTTGATTGGAGTTCCCCATGCTTGATCGGAAGGAGTGATTGCTCCGACTTCATAGGTGATTTGGGATGTTGGGAGAGTTGACTCAACAGAGAGAGTTCTCTTGCTGTCGATTGAACTCACTGCTGAGATTTGACGGAAGACATTCTCAGAGTAGAGTGCTTGCTGCACATAGTTTTCCATCACAGTTGGAAGAGCAGCATTGGCGACGAAGTTCGTCATCGTGCGGTTCTCTTGACCCATGTCACGGAAGTTGCCCGATGCAACGCAAGTCCAGAATCGCTTGGTGTATTCTGTGTCGCCTGCATCTAGGAACTTGCCCTTGCGGGTGTCATAGAATGGTTGGTTGAGGTCTTCGGTAACCTTGTCGGCAGCAGCACGCTTGTCGCAGATGGTAATTGCATCAGCGATTCGGTCGAGTTCTGCTTCCATCTCAAGGCACTTGCGCTTGGCATCGCCAGTTGCTTGTGCATCGAAATCGTTTGAAGACTTCTTGTTTTCAATTTCCCACTTGTCGATCATGTTGCGTAAGTTTTGGGTGACTTCCGCTTTCTTTGCGAATAGTTCAGTACGAGTTGCCATGTTAGATATTCCAGTTTCTGCGGAATGTATTGATCCGCTTTGTATTTATGAGCGTTTGCTCTACGATGAATACAGTATCATCCGAGCGAAGTTCTGATTGCGTGTTCTTGTATGCAGGATCAACTACGAGACTAATCTCAAATAGTTTTCCTTGGTGGATGGAGCGGGTCTTGCCGTCTTTACTCCATCGAATGTCTGTTGCGTTGAATCCAAAGGACATGGAACCATCTAGTGTTCCTACCTTCATGAGTTCCTTGATGTCTCTTGCGAGGTTTGTGTCAGGAAGGGTTGCCTCAAAGTAAAGACCTGATGGGTCATTAGTGAGTTTGAGGGTTCCGTTGTTGGTTCTTGCAAGAGGCATTTCATTGTTATGTTGGAAGAAGAGTTTGATGTCATCGAACCCTTGACCTTTGATGTCGAATGCACTTCGTTCAATGGTTTCGGTGAATGTACGACCTGCTTCACGAATGACACGGGACTCGTCATTCCATCGAATTGCAAAACCTGAGAGTGTGTTTCCATCAGAGATGGTTTGAGTTGGAGCGGATCGAATTATCATTGGTTTGGGGTGTCCTGTGATTTGCTTGTATCATTGCCGACATTAGTTTTTCCCCCACCTGTACCCATGTTGAGGGCAACTAATCTTTCGTCTCCCCCATCAATTGGGTCATAATCCAAGACTGCTCTTGCTTCGTTAGGAGTGAGAATACCTGCTTCTACACCTGTTCTGAGTGCTGCAAAGGTCTCAACAAGGGTTGGTCTAGTGATTCTATCTGTGTCAAAAGATACAATAGTATTTAGTTTCAAAAAGATCTCTGCCTTCCAAGTTTCTAACCAGTGACTCAGACAGTTGTCAAGGTATGCTCTATTGCTCCACTCAAGGGAACCATAGACACTTGAACCTGTTTCACTTAGGAAGCAAAGAGGAATGCCGTATATACGACTTACATCAGTAACTGAATACTTCCTTGCTGCTTCTAGTCCTTGGTCTTCGTTGACAGAACTAAGTTGTTCAATTCGCATGTTCTCAGCAAGTACAATGGGTCTACCACTATTCTTGCCTGTGTGATTCTTCATGTATTGATTAGAAATTGCTTGTCGTGCTGCTTCGTTGAGGGTGTTTGGGTGAATAAAGGCAAGTCTTGGGTTGCCTCCTGTCTCTTGTGCAGAGAACACAGAGTTCTCCTGACTCATACCAATTGAAACTGCCATACGACTGATGTTGATTGGAGAAGTGCCAAGGAAGTTGTTTACGATCCCTGCCTTGATGTGTAGGACTTGATCTGCTTGCAGGTCACCGTAATCCTTGGTGATATACACAGGAACTCCTGTGCTAAGGTCAAGTCGCACATTAAACATTTGAATTAGTTCGTAGACTGAACCATTCTTGCGACGATTGATGAGTATGTAACTGTTGCCGTAGAGCAATGTCTCAGCAGTAATAGCACGAAGGAAGTCAAACCCAGATTGATATTGATTAGGGCGATCAAAGAGTTGTTCAATAGCGGCATCGTCAAATTCTCTTGGTGTTCTAGCAAGGTCATTGGCAATCAGGTTGACTGCTCTATAGACAGGAGTGTATTGGAGTGCATTGGCAGCAGTCGCATAGATTGTGCTGATAGGATCATTGAAATAACCTGGTGGCATTGTCGGAGTGCCATAAAAGAAATTTCTAATTGTTGTTGTTAGTGACATAAGTTATTGGTTTCCTTGTATGAACTCGTCTGATTCGTAGGTTGATTGAGTTTGCCCACCCCAACTATGCACTGCCATAATTGCTGCTACTAAAGGGTCAATGATGCAGTTGTTTCTTGCTTTGCATGGTCTAATGTTTCCGTGCAAATCTCTTTTGGCAATACACTCAGACATTGCTCTTCGCATGATGGGATCATCGTGAATAATGAACTTCTTTCCATTCCATAGGTTTTGAAACAGTTGACATCCTGGTCCAAAGGTGGCAATTGCCATTCTGTAGGTCATAAGTGGCACTCCATCATTTACTAGGGTCTCTGCAAGATACTTTGACCCCCAAGCATCAAATCCAATTCCCTTTATATCAAATTGTTTGTTTTCTTCAATGACTGCTGTTCTGATTTGCTCATAGTCAATCTCTCTGCCTATGCTCAACTCCAATTTCTTCTCTCTTGCCCATGTTCTAACAGGCATTCGGTAGTCTAATTCACGCTGTGCAAGTCCTTCTGAGGGGAACCAATAGCGTCCTTTGAGTGCAATACGCCCATCTTCAAGTGGAAATGCGAGAACAAAAGCAGTCATATCCCCCGATTTAGAGAGATCTAGTCCCCCATAACAGGGTCTGTTCTCAAGTGATTTCCAGTCGAAAGATGGGTCTTGATTGCAGTTCCATAGTTCCATATCCAACCAACCACCCGTATTGTCATCAACTCTACTGCAATGGTAACGAGTAAACTCGCTACGACCCATTGGAGACTGCTTCATTGTGTTGAGGGAGCGTTTGAGGGATGCTAGTTCAGGTTGTCCATAAGACATTCCTGGGTTTGCCTTTATCCAATGTTCTTCTTCTTCAATCTTGTCTGTGGAGTCAATTCCATAGAGCAAAGCAAAGATAGAGTCATCTTCAATGCTGCCATCAAGCACACCTTCACATTGTTTCACTATTTCTGCATAGTGGTTTTCACTGTTAGACCCTGGTGTAGTGATTAGAATGCCACTTGATTGGGTTCTTTTAGCACCTGTAGTGAGCAATTTGGTCAAGAAACGACCCTTGTATTCAGCACATTCGTCTGCGATCCATAGTGAATCATTACGACCATCGAGTGATCTTTCCTGTGCAGGGAGTGCTTCAAACACACAATCACGGTCTTTATCTGTCACTCTATCCCACCGAATGCCTATTTCAGCATCCATATCTGACTTGAGGAGTTTACGCAACATGGTCTTGGCAGTATCGAGGGTCAAGGTTGCCTGCTGCTCGTTATTGGCAATGACGGAGATGCGTTTACCCTCACCGTGGAGGAAGTCATAGAGTCCTAGTGCTGCCATGAGGGTGGTCTTACCATTGCCTCTTGCCACTTGCACGATATTGAGTTTGAATCGCTTCTTCTTGTTGTGAGTGAACTTAAAACAAATTATATTTGCTACTGTGAAGAGTTGCCAATCATGTAACTTGAAATGCTGATCTGACCATTCTCCGATGAGTGTCAGTTTCTCAAAGAACTCATTGAGAGCAACGACTTCTGCCCAATCCATATAGATGTCTTCACGAAGCAGGTCTGACTCAAAGCGTTTGGCAGCAGCGTAGATCCACCTGTTAGCAGGGATCTGCCCTGATATGATATTGTTGGAATAACCGATTACCCGTGCTTTTACATCAGCAATAGAGGGTGTGACTGATAATGTCTTCTTCTTGGGTTTGGTCATCGAAGTAGTCACTGTTGCGATCTTACTCGATCCTCAGAGCACGCTTTGGACTCAAGTTCACTTCCACCGTTTAGACCTACCCCTGTTTTTGGGTCAAAAACGATGTATGGTGCTCCGAACACCCCCGCAGGGGTCACCAAGGGCATATTGGGGTCATAAAACAGGGGTTTTTGACCTGAAAACGCCACTTCTTCATTACAAAGTCCGCAAAACCCCGTGGAATGTTTCTCGTCTGTAGGGGGGCCCTTTC